TTGAAGGTAAAACAACCAGACAATTAGTACTAGAACACGCTTCCATTGAAGGTATCTCTGAAACTACTTCCTGGGAAGATTGGAATAGAGTTAAAGTCTGGAATGATGAAGATTGGCAAAAAGATAGAGAAGTTCTTCTACCACGTCTACAAGCTATGAGAATACGTCTATTCAATAGAGCAGTTAAAAAGGGTCAGCTACAGACCGCAGCACAGATCCTAGACTCTCTAGGCAAAGTAATAGGTGAATCTATAGAAACAGTCAACATTCAAGCTCCAGAACTTTCTATTAAAGTAGAACCAAAAAATTAACCAATATATATTTAAGTCCCTATTTAAAATTTTTACAAAAAAAATTTTAGAATATTGCCCCCTGTTGCCAAAAATTGCCAGCGATTGCCAAAAGTTGCCAATGATAAAAAATAATTGCCAGCAATAAAAAAATATTGCTGATAGTTGCCGAATAGAATTAATAATAATTTTTTGTTATCAACTCTTTATTGTTTACGAGAATTTGATATAATAGAATTAAGCTTGTGTATGACTTTGAAATTTATTATTAATCTTTTTCCTGGTGGAGCTTACTCCAACTAATCAAGACTAAAACTATTTTTCAGAATCACATAAGCATTAACAACAAAATTAATTCATTACATACCAGAAAAATGAAGATTAAAAAAACCAAGAATAAAGATCGCTTAACAGTTGCGATTAATGTTCGAATTGAGGAAAGTCACTGTTTAATGATGGATGAAATCATTAGAAAAACATTTGGCGATCAAATTAGCAGAAGTCAATTTTTAAAAATTGCTTTAGTTGAGAAATTACAAAAATCAACTTTTGGAGTTTAAGAAAATGAAATTTTATTTATTTTTGATTATTGGAATCTTATTTTATTTTTCTATTGATAGTAGTTTAAAAAAATCTACTCGTATTCACTGTGAGTCAGGAATAGTATCTGCATGTGAAGCAATTAAAAACCAAAATAAATTAGTAGAGGATTTTTAATTATGACTAAAACAAGAGAAAAACATTTATTAGCATTTATAAGAATTTCTGCTGGTTCTTCTTGGTATCAAGCCAAGGATGAAGCTCCAGAACTAATTGCTCTTAAAGCTGTTAAAGGTGCTATTAAAGATTGGAAACATTTATTTAAATTCAAAAAAGA